AGCGTCGGCGGCTCCCTCTACGCACCGGGGGCGGACGCCCAGGCGTTTCCCGCGCTCACGAGCGTCGGCGGCTCCCTCGACGCACAGGGGGCGGACGCCCAGGCGTTTCCCGCGCTCACGAGCGTCGGCGGCTACCTCGACGCACAGGGGGCGGACGCCCAGGCGTTTCCCGCGCTCACGAGCGTCGGCGGCTCCCTCGACGCACAGGGGGCGGACGCCCAGGCGTTTCCCGCGCTCACGAGCGTCGGCGGCTCCCTCTACGCACCGGGGGCGGACGCCCAGGCGTTTCCCGCGCTCACGAGCGTCGGCGGCTCCCTCTACGCACCGGGGGCGGACGCCCAGGAGTTTCCCGCGCTCACGAGCGTCGGCGGAAAGCCGTGGACGACGAGGTCGGCCGTCGTCTTCGGCACGCCCTCGGCGGCTTCCCGGACTCCGTCCGGACGGACCTGCTGGCGGACGAGACGCCGGAGGAAGGGAAAATAGGATTGCCAACACGCATTCCACCCGGTGAACCGTTCGTCCAGGTCCCCGATCGCCTGGTCCACGCGGTGGGCCTCGGGGCCGCCAGGCTGTGGGCCGCCGTCCGCTTCTGCCAGGACGATGGCGGCCGAGGCGTGGCCCTGTCTCTTTCGGCCTTGGCCGGGACCCTGGGCATCTCGACCCGGACAGCCAGGAGATATGCCGCCTCCCTTTCCCCCGACTGGCTCGTGGTCCGATCCACGGGGCGACAGAACATCTACTCCGCCCTCGTGCCGGTGGCCGGTAACATATTGAGAGTGGACAATGTTGGCCACTCAGAGCGGCCAAAAGTGTCCACTCAGAGTGGCCAAAAGTGTCCACTCGCGCCGCCCCCCCCCTATAACCCCCCTGTAATAACAGCAGTAAAACAACAAGAGGGGGGAGAGAGAGGCGGCAAGGCCCCCCCTCCCGGTGCTCGCGCACCCGAAGAAGAAACCACGGCGGCGGCAGCCGAGACCGAACGGGCGCTCGAGGGCGTGCCGAAGACGACGGCCGACCTCGTCCGGCGTCTCGTCCGCCAGCAGGTCCGTCCGGACGGAGTCCGGGAAGCCGCGGCCATCGTGATCGAGGACCTGCGTCTGAAACGATACTCGGGTCCGGATCTGCGTGACTTTCTCGCGGGGACGCCTGCCGTGGACGCCAAGGCGTATCGCCTCCGCACAATTGTGCCACCGTCGGTCGCCGCGATCCGTCGGGAATGGCTGCTCGACCACCTTCGCCGCATCGAGGCGGATCGGCTCTACCATGCCCGCCGGCGTCGGCCGGGTGGAACGGACAGCCTCGACGCCCTGGTGGATTTCGTGGACCTGGCGGCCGGGGTGCTGTACCTGCGGGAACGGATGGTGGTCCGCGACCGCGTGGAGGCGGGGTCGCGTTTCGATCTGCGGACCCTGTCGGACCTTTCGGCCTGGACCTTCTCGCCGGAAGAGCCGACGCTCTTCCCCCTGCACGAGCAGCCGGCGGCGGCTCCGGTGGCGGCGCCAAGAGAGGCGGTGCGGCATGGCGGGTAAGTGTCTGGCATGGACGATTGTCGTCGTCTCGGCGCTCGCGGCCGTGGGGTACGCGTTCGGAGGGGATTGGCGTCGGGCGATCTACTGGGCCGCCGCGGCCGTGCTGGCGACAACCGTCACGGTGGAAGGAGCCTGAGATGGCGAAGCGGACGAACTGGAAGGCTACGGCGGAACAGTTGGGTAAGGAACTGGTTGTGGCCTTGCGCAACGCGGAGGTGATGGAACGGTCGGCGGCGAACCAGGGTGATCGCGCTGGCCAGGCCGAGGCCTCCGTGGAACGGTTGCTCTTGGCCGCCGAGCGGTCCGAACGAAATCGTGTCTCCACGGTCCAGACCTTGCAGCGCGCAGCGGCCGTGGCCACTCGGTTGCGGCGCCAGTGCCAGAACCAAGAGGCGACGATCCAGGGGCTGATGGAGGACAGCGGGTTAGGCGACAGGCTCCGGACTGCGGCCGTGATTGCCACGGGCCTCCTGGCGAACCCGGACCTCATCTGGCCGCCGACGCCGGAGTCGCGCGCGGCCCTCGCCCGCGAGGCCCTGGCCACGGCCGATGCGCTGATCGCGGCGGCGAAGGAGGCGAAGAAACCATGAACGAATGTACACATTGTCACGCTCGGAAAATGAAGCGGCTGACGAGGTTTTCCTGGTGGAACGGGATAGCGCAGGTAGAGATTCGGCTCTGCGACAAATGCCGCAAGGAAGTCGGCCCGCCAATCCGGCAAGTAAAGCAACTGGGTGGAACCGTGGAAGTTCTGGCGTTGATTTAGGAGGTCAAGAAGCCATGAGCCAAGACGGGGGCGTATCGGTTGATTTCTTTTGCGCGGCGACCAAGGTCCTGCGGCGCCGTTACGGCGAGCGGCTCTGCGAGCCGCACCAACTGGAGACGTTCCGCCGGCGCCTCGCCGAAGCGGAGACCGCATACCGAGAACTGCCTGAGCCTGCGAAGGATCCGAAATGAGCCTGACCAAGACCGCCATCCCCTATCTCACCCGCGTCTTCGGCGCCGCACGCGGCTGCTCGATGGGCTGCCCCTACTGCTCGACCGCCCGCTGGTCGCATCGCCTGGCGTGTCCCGACTGCCGGGCCCGCAAGGTCCATTTTCACGAGGAGCGGCTCGGCGATCCGGCCGAGGCCAAGAAACCGCAGATCGTCGGCGTCTCGTTCTATGACGAACTTTTCGACCCCGAGCGGCCGGTGGCCGACGTCTGCAAGGTCTTTGGTGCCTGCGAGGGGTCTCCGCAGCATCAGTACGTTTTCTTGACCAAGCAGGCCGCTTGGCCGTCGGGCATGACCATCGAGATGTTCTCCGCGAACGCCAACTGGTGGCTCGGCGTCAGCGTCACCGGCAACATGGACGTGGATCACGAGCGGCTTGCCCGCATGGAGGCGTGGACGGCGCTCGGTGTCCGTACCTGGCTCTCGCTCGAGCCCTGGTTCGGCCCGGAGCCGTTGCTGTTGCGGCAGACGATCAAGGGGGTCGGTTTCGTCGCCATCGGCTGTGAATCGGGCCGGACGGTCGACGCCGCTTACGACGAGTCGTGGCAACGCAGCGCCGCCGCCATCGTCGCTGCTTGCCGCGACGCCGGCGTGCCCGTCTTCGTCAAACAGGCCTGGGTGGGCGGACGCTGTTCGCGCGACCAGGGCGAGTGGCCCTTGGACCTGCGGGTCCGCGAGGTTCCGGCAGACTGGCGTAACATTCTGTGGTCGCCGACCGAGGGCCGGTCGCGGATGGAGGGCTTGGCATGAAGTTCTCCTTGGCGATCCTGCTGGCGGCCTTCGTCCTGGCCGGTTGCGGCGACGAGAAGGCCCGCGGTCCCTTGACGCCCGTACTCGGAGCGGACGTGGATCATCCGCTCAAGCGAGAGCAGCCGGGCGACCAGGACCCCGCCCCGCCGAAGGGCGAATGGCCCGTGGCGAAGCCGAAGAAACAGGAGGGCGGGGCGTGAGTCTCTTCAAAAAAACCCGGCGATACCGGACGCGACGAGCGCGGTGCCAAGTATGCGGCCGGAAACCAGGTCCATCACCGTTAAACCGATTCGGGGAACTAGATTTGAACCCGAAAACGCCGCTGGGTCGCCTTTCCCGCTGTCCTGATTGCGGGCTGTGGGCCTGTCCCGACTGTTTGCACGAAAAGGACTGCTGCGACATGGCAGCACACGAGGCGAAGGAGGGCGGGGCATGAGCGAGGCTAAACGCATCCAGCAGAAGCGCATCAAGGGTTGGCGGATGCCGGAAAACACGGTCTATGTCGGCCGGCCGACCGTCTGGGGCAATCCGTTCAAGGGGCCGAATGCCGTGCGACTCTATCGGCTGCTGTGGCGGCGTCGGTGGAAACAGATTGAGCGATTGCTGCCCATCAATATCGCCGACCGGATCGGACTTTCTGTGCTGCTGCATTCCTGGCAGGAGCACCTGCCCGAACTTCGGGGCAAGGACTTGGCGTGCTGGTGTCGGCCCGATGTGCCCTGCCACGCAGATGTACTGCTAAAATATGCCAATGCGCCGGAGCGAAAGCCATGACCCTCCACATCGGCCGGTCGTTCAATTTGCCCCTCGACCTCATCACGCAGACGGTGGCCATCCTGGCGAAGCGCCGGGCGGGAAAGTCTTACGCGATGCGCCGGATCGTCGAGCAACTTTTCCGGGCCGGTCAGCAGGTGGTCCTCGTGGACCCCAAGGGCGATCAGTGGGGCATCCGGTCGGCCGCCGACGGACGCGGGCCCGGTCTCCCCATCGTGATCCTCGGAGGCGAACGCGGGGACATCCCCCTCGAACCGAGCGGCGGCGAGATCGTCGCCAAACTCGTCGTCGAAGAACGGACGAGCGTCCTCCTCGACCTCTCGCCGTTTCGCAAGTCCGAGGTGGCGACGTTTATGACGGGGTTCATGGAGGCCCTGTATCGCCTCAAGGCCCGCGAGGTCTACCGGACGCCGATGATGCTCGTCATCGACGAGGCCGACGCCATCGCCCCGCAGAAGCCCCAAAAAGGCGAAGAGCGGATGCTCGGCGCGGCCGAAGACATCGTTCGCCGCGGCGGGCAGCGCGGCATCGGGTGTATCCTGGTCAGCCAGAGGTCGGCGGTCCTCAACAAGAACGTCCTCACGCAGGCCCAGATGCTCGTGGCGCTTCGGACCATCGCCCCGCAGGACCTGGCCGCGCTCAATGCCTGGATCGACGTGCACGGAACGCCCGACGAGCGGAAGGTGCTGATGGAGTCGCTGCCCGCGCTCCCGGTGGGCGATGCGTGGTTCTGGTCGCCGGGCTGGCCGACGGTGGACGGCATCTTCGAGCGGGTCCACGTCCTCCCCATTGAGACGTTCGATTCGGGGGCGACACCGAAACCGGGCGAGAAGCACGTCGAACCCAAGCACGCCGCCGACGTGGACCTGGAGGCGCTCAGGCGACAAATGGCGGCGACGGTCGAACGGGCCAAGGCCGAGGACCCGAAAGAACTCCGGCGCCGAATCGCGGACCTCGAGCGCCAACTGGCGGCGAAGGGGAAGGCGGCGGCGGCAGCGAAGACGAACCCGGCTGCCGGGCAGGCGCAGATCGAACGGGCCGTCGCCAAGGCACTTCAACATCGTCAGCAGGACGACGGGCTTTTCTTTTCGCTCGTAAAGCGGTCCGTGCCAGCGATCATCGAAGCGCTTAAGGCCCAGGAAGGCAGGCTCGAAAACCTGCTGCACAGCGCCACCGAGCGGACGAAGGGCGTTCGGGTTTTCCCGGACCGGCCGCGACCCGTCGCCCCCGCCGCGCCGCCGGAGCCGGCAAGGCCCGCGTCTCAAAATCGCGTTGAACCGCCGGAACCGTGGCCAGAACCAACCGGAGGGGTGAAGCCTCTTGGACGGAAAGGGAAATACCGGATGCTCGTGGCCCTGGCTCAGCAGCCACAGGGATTGTCGGCCGGGTCGCTTGGTATCCGGGCCGGTCTAAGTCCAAACAGCGGGACGTTCAGCAACTATCTGTCGGAACTAAAATCGCCGGGCTGGGTCGAGGGCGAAAGAACCCACTTTCAGATTACCGAGGCGGGTTTCGCGGCGTTGGGGGATTACGAGCCACTTCCCACGGGCCGAGCACTCCTTGAGTATTGGCTGCACAAGATGGGCGACTCCGGGAAGGCCCGGATGCTCCAGGCGCTGGCCGAGGTTTATCCAAACGCACTGACGGCCGAGGAACTCGGTGCGGCGGCGAACATCTCGCCTAACTCCGGCACCTTCAGCAACTACCTGAGCGAACTTAAGACACTCGAACTCGTCCAGGGCGATCGCGGCGAACTGCGACTGGCGGAGGAACTGGCATGACCAAGACTCGGTCCGCCGAAAAAGACGCGACGTTGCGACTGTCGGATGCCCCAGACCTCCTGACGCCTGAACAGGTCCTGGCAATCCTGCAATTGAGATCCAAGCGCCCTTCTGCAGCGATCAGGACCCTCGAGCGCCAAGGCCTGGTGGTCACCCGTCTGAATGGCCGCCTGCGGGTCCTCAAGACCGACCTCCAGGCCCACCTGGGCCGGCTGCGGATCCGGGCGGGGGATGAGTGACCCATGACCGCCGACGATCTCGAAACCCTGACCGTGGACGACGTCGCTAATCGGCTCGGCGTCCGGGCCGAGACCGTCCGCTGCTGGGTTCGCGATGGCCGGCTCGCGGCCATGCGCTGGGGCGGCCGGCTACGGTTCACCGTTCAGGCCGTCGCCGAGTACCAGCGGTCATGCCAGGTCCGCATCGAGTCGCCGGCGGAACGCCTTCGCCAGCCTGGACGCGCGAGGCCCCGGCATGTCCTCCCTTGACACCCCCCCCGCCACGCCGCATACTGCACCCGCTCCTGGCGAGGGAACGGACGTGCGGCTCTATCGTGTCTATCGCATGCGGCGCAAGGACCGCGGCCGCAAATGGATCCTCTGGTGGTACGATCCTCCGGGATCGGCTCGTTACCGCGTGAGGACGATCGGCAACATGTCCGATCGAATGGCCCGCGAGCACCAGGCACTTTTGCAGGCGCAGCTCAACGGCCTGGCTGCCGGCGAGGACGAATCGGCGGTCACCTGGGAGGCCTTCGTCGCCCGCTATCTGGAGTCCGCAGCGACAGGCCTTAAGGCCCCCAGCCTGTGCATCTCTCGACAAACCCTCGCCCGCTTCGGCCGGCTGGTCGGCCCCAAGTTTCTCAGCCAGGTCGACCGGGCGATGATCGAGAAATATCGCGTGGCCCGGGCCGGCAAGGTCTCGGCCATCACGGTCGTCAAGGACCTGCGGACGCTCCACGCGGCCTTCGGGTGGGCGGTGGATCCCATGGGCTGGCTGATCTCCAACCCCGTCACGAAACTCCGCGGCCACGGGCGCCTGAGACGCGAGGACCCAGATGCGATGGACGCTGGCCAGCGGCAGACCTTCCTGGCGAGACTCGACAAAAAAGACATCCCGACCTGGATTCATGCGAGCCTTCGTCTGGCGATGCTCTGGGGCCCGCGGGCGGGAGAGCTGGCCGGCATCCTCCGACAGGATATCGATGGCCGCGCCCTCGTGCTCCGCATCCCTGTTCGCGGCCGGCGCGGCACCAAGGAGGGAAGGGGGAAGACCGTGCCCCTCGACGTCACGACGGCGGGCTTCCTGCAAGAACTGTCGCACCGCGACGGGCCCATCCTCTGGGGCCCGCGGGAAAAGCCGCTCGGTTCAGCCAGGGCCTGCACGGAGGCCCTCGGGGCCCGTTGCCGCGAGATCCTCGAGGAAATGAGCATCAAGCCGCAGGATAATCACCCGCTTCAGTTTCTGCGCCGCACGGCCGAAACGCGCCTGCGGGAACGGGGCGTCCCGGACTGGCAGATCGGCGCGATCCTCGGCCACGGCACCCGCGTCGGATTGCAGAACTACAACGGCATGACGCCGACCCAGGTCGCCCGCCAGGTGGCCGACCTGGGCGGCGAAACCTGACGGTCCTGGGTCCCCAATGGGTCCCCAACCGTAATTCACGGATTTCAGAATTCGATAATTTGCCCGAAAATCTGACATCCGGGCCCATAGCTCAGCGGTAGAGCAGGGGACTCATAATCCCCTACACCGGCGGGCGATGGTGCGCTTTCAGGCCTGTTTGTATGGGTTCCGTGCGCGATGATGCGCGATGGTGCGCATGATCTGGGTCCCCAATGGGTCCCCACTCTTTTGGGCCAGACGCGCCAGGATGACTTATAGGACGCGCGGCCGGCCGGACGTCTTGGTGCTGGCGGAAGGGCGACTGCATGGCAAGGGCTGGCGGCGGGGCGGCAAGTAGCCGCCCTCATATCATTGGTACTCAAACCCCCCCGCGACGTTCCACCACAGGATGCAACTGGCGTAGAAGGTCGCGTAACCTCGAACCTTTGCGTGAAGGGTCCCAGGCTGGTCGCACCAGGTGGGGTGGGTATCCGGGTCTGTCGGCCCAAACTTTTCATCAGACAGCCCGGTGATCCCCGACACCACGCCCGAACCACTCGACCACTTGTACCAGCGGCCAGGCAAGGTGTAGCCGCCCGGCCAGTCACCGTTGCCGTCAAAGGTGTTGTCGAAGTTCGGCGGATAAATGATGATGGCGGGATCCGACCCGAGGTACGCTATGGACGACGGCGCAACTGTGGCGACATAGAAGTCTACCTGTCTTCCAATTCCGGAAGCGGAGGTTCGCCCGGTCCACACCTGATGGGATGTATTTCGGTACATATTCGCCCATCCACCGCTCCCGCTCGGCACGTCATACGTGCCAATGGTGTAGGCGCTGGGAGGGGAGTGACCTGCGTCATACAGGCTTGAAGCATCAAACGCGGTCTCGGACGCCGCCTTGCACGCGGCCCAGGTGGCGCCGCCATCGTAGCCGATCCGTGCCAGGCTCTCGCCGTCCGAGTCCCAATCATAATCCTGGGCTGCACCGGTCGTGGCCTGAAGCGCCTTGAGTCCTGCCATGAGGTCTTGAAATATCCAATAGTCAATGAGATCTCCAGCCTGTGCGAGGCCGTAGGCCACTGTGCCGCCGTCGCTCGGATGAACCGTGTATCGCCGAAACCCGCCCGCATTGAGTCCTGCAGCCGCAAGCCAGCGAGCAGAAGTGAAGGGCGTCATTCCTGTCTCGCCCGTCCAGTCTCCGGGGTGACTGGCGGGGAGCGTGTGATCGGCGAAATAGATCACCATGCTCATCACGGCACCCTGCATCTTGTAGATGATGCCCTGGACGAATCCCGCGCCCGCAACATCAGCCCCGACCGAGATGGCAGAGATGCCAGTTCCCGGAAGGACGACCAGGTGGCGCTCGTTGATGGCGGCGGCGAAGGCGGCCAGGAAGGACTGCTTGCACCAGTCCTTGTCCCACGTCGAGGGATCACAGTCGGGCCAGGCGGTCATGCATGGACCCTCGGCCAGTCCCATCCGAGCGTGCCGTCAGACTTGCGTTGAAGGACCATGTACGCTGAAGCGGGCGGCGCGAGAAGTTTCCACTCCGCCGCCGCCACATCCCAATAAAGCATCTGGTTCTGCGTGGTGCCGGGCGGAAGTCCGCCCCCCACCGTAAACGCCCAGATCGGAAGGCCGTCGGAAGTCTGGCGGCTTTCGAGGCGGACGATGGTGTCCACGGCGATGTCCGTCCGACCGCCGACCTCGAAGGCCTTGCCGCTCGTGGTCGAGACGAATCCGCTCGCCAGGTCCGCCCACGTGCCGTCGGCCTTGGGGAGGGACTGGACCCAGGAATACCCGTCGGCGGCGTGGGCGGTGATGCGGGCATAGAGCGGCCCCGGCTGATGTGACGTCCGGCCGGATAGGGGTCCGGGCGGTTTGCCGCCAGGCTGCGACTCGACCCAGCGGAGGGCCGAGAGCAGCCGGCGCATGAGATTCGGAGTCGGCAGGACAGCATCGGCCACGTGGGCGCTCCTAAGCCGCCGCCGAGAACTGGACCAGCACGGCCTCGGCGGACGTGATCTTGTTCGTCAGCGTGACGACCGCAGGGTCGTACTTCATCGACGCCCCAGCCCGTCCCGTCACCGTCGTCACCGTGCGAGGATCGCGGGATTGAGTGAAGTCCGTAAGGCCCGCGTTCAGGGCGAGTGCCGTGATGGTGCCGGTCGAGTTCGAAATGACCATCCCTCCGCCGACCGTCAAGGTCCCGATGGCGCCGCTGCCTTCGGTGATCAGATTCCCGCCGGCATTGGTGACGGTTGTGGCGGCGGACCGCAAGGCCAGGTCGCCGCCGACCTTGTCGATCGTGGCGACGGTCACGTTGTTTCCCACAACGACGTCGGCGTCGCCCTCCACGTTGCCGGCGAAGGATTCGCGGATAGCCGAAAGGGTGCAGGCCTCGCCGAGGACGCCGATCCCGACCGAACCTTTGCGGACCTCGATCACGGCGGCGGCATTGTGCGTGAGCAGACGGACCGGCGGCAGATAGGATTCGGCCGAGGAGTCGCAGGTGTTGTAGACCGTTACGGTCGTCACGCCGCCGGCGTCCGCAAGGTTGAGGTTCACGCGCTGGCTGCCGACGGGCGCGCCGAATCCGCTATCCTGACCGATCTCGACTACCACGGCCCCGATCTGCCAGGGCGCGGCGGCCGTTCCGATGAGGCCCGTGAAGGATTGCTCGATGACGAGGCGCGCAAGGATAACGGCCGATTGGGCGAGGCTGGCCGTGATGGACCCGTCGCCGCCCGTGTTGCCGTCCACCAGGAGCCGGGAACGGATGATGACGGTGTCTCCGGACGCGGGGGCCGCATTCTCCAGGTAGTTGCCGGCGGTCTGCGGATTGTGAGTGGCGAGGGCGTCGGTATAATGCAACGTGGATGGCATGGAGTTCTCCTTATACCAAATGCAGCGGCCCGAACGGCACCGCTCGCTTCCGTTTGAACATGAGCCAGACGGCCTTCGTCCCGCCGGCCAACTGTTCGGGCAGGATCCTCTGCCCCTTCGCATCCAGGAGCACCGGATGGGAAATGGGAGTGTTCGTCTTTTTGTCCATCACGGGACGAACCTCTGTATCGTTGCTGCCAGTCTGAAACTTGGAATTGTAACCCTGATTCAGCATGCGGAGTTTCCAGCCCGCCTTGTCCCGTTCGTTCACGCGGAACTGGACGGAGTAGATTGTCCGCCAATAGACGAGTTTTTTGGTTTGGACCTCTTCGGACTCGACCCGGAGCCAGGCCGAGCCGGCCGGGGCGCCCATGAACGGATCGGCATTGATGGCATCGTTATACATGAGTGCCACGGCCGGACCGAAGGCCGCCTCGTTCCGGGTGATCGTATAGAGCGGATCGTAAAAATCATCCGTCGGAGGCGGATCGAAAGTGTCGCCGGCCGAGTTCACGATCGGTTTCCCGTCGAGGTCCTCATCAATCGGCTCGGTGCATTCGACAAAACCCCAGCGGCGATCGGGCGGGATGTTCAGGGGATTGTCCTCTCCCTGGCTGCCGCCCGGAATCACATAGGTAATGGTGACCTCGAAATACCACGGAGCGAGAGGTTTGATTCCGGGGATTTGGGCCCGGAGCCATCCGTCTTCCGGGTGAGCTTCGCCCCAGCGCGGGATGCCAGGCGAGAAAGCGATTTGCGTCGTGGTCATCGGCCTGTCGCAGAGGACCGTCAGGACACGGGTCTGGGTGCGGGAATCGGTCCCCCCTGATACCATCCCGCTCCAGGATTCTTTAATGTCAATGATGGCCACGATCACCCTCCCTCGATCTGGACGGTGAGGGCGGAGTTCTGAGATTCTTTGCCGGCCGCATCGCTCACCGGCTTCAGCAATTTCGCAATTGCGTCCAGGAAGCGATTGGTTTGCCGGGCCTCCTGGAGGGTCTGCTGCTCGGGGCCGATGCCGGTCAGGAACCGGGCAGAAGCCGTCGGAGCGGCCCGCCAGTCCCCGCCGAATGCCGCCCTGACTTTCTGTTCGGCTTCGGCCTGGACCTTCTCGGCCTCCCTGGCCTGGATCGCGGCGTCCTCGTTGGCGAACCTCCCCAGCGCGGCCGCCCGCTCCTCGTGGTAGGCGTCTTGGAGAGCCGCCATGACCTCAGCGTTCTCCCGCCACTTCATTTGCTGCTTGATGTAGTAGAGGTCAATATCGCGCAGTTCGCGCTCGCGGGAATCGTGGGTCGCGTTAAAGGCCCGGTCTTGGGCGGCGTGGATGGCATCGAACTTATCCTGCTCGGCCTTCGCGGCCTGGGCGGCCGACCGTGCGGCCTCGTCCGCGAGGCGCTTGTCTTCCGCAGCCTTTTTCTGCGCCGCCTCGACGCGGGCCTTGTCGTCTTCCACCGTTTTTTTCGATGGGATCCAGCCGCCACCGACCCAGAGGCCCCCCTCTTCGACCCTTTTCTGGCGGGCCTCTTCTTGTCCCTCCTTTTGCAGGGTCTGTGCCGATGCCTTCAATCGCAAAAGGTCGGCCTTCGCCTCGTCGATCTTGGCCTTCAGTTGCTTCACCACCGCCAGTTGTTCCTGGAGCCCCCCCGCGGTCTCGCCCCTCCAGATCAGGCCGGCCGTCTCCAAAGGCGAAGAACCCCGGATATCCGCCAGCATGGTGTCGAGACGTTCTTTCTGAATGGTGTACTCTTTCTGGCCCTCGTCGAGTTCCTTCTGGATTTGCTCAATGTCTTTTCCCCGGCCCTCGGCTCCTTGTTTTGCCCGGATCGCGGCAATCTCGGATTCAGGGGCCTTGCGCATCTTGGCGGCGGCGATCTCGGCCGCATTTCCCCACTCGTCGGCCTTTTTCCCCGCGGCCTCCGTGGCAGCCGTCAGGGCCTTGATGGTTTCGATAGTCTTTTTGATTTCCTTCTCGCGACTGAAGGCATCAAAAAAGGCATTCGCGAGCGGCCGGGCACCGGGGATCAGACGAATGGTGTCTTTCCAGGCCTCGTTCAGTTCGAGGTGTTTTTCGAGCGCCCCTTGCGCATCGCCGGCCATCGCCGCATCGGCCCTGGCCGCCGAAAGGGAGAAGAGTTGATAAGCCCTGGCCGCGGCCGCAGCCCCCCGTTCGACGGCCCAGAGATTGAGACCCGTCCGAAAGAGGCCGCCCATGCGGTTGATCGTGGCGCTGGCCTCGTCCCTGGCGCGTATCGCGATATCTATGTTGTGCTGGCCCATCAGATTTTATCCCAAGCCCTTCGTTCGGCCTCCGCCTTCCACCGATCCTTTTCGTTCCCGATGAACCTGGCCGCGGCGACGAATACGGCCGCCTGGTCGAGCGCCCCGCCCGGAATCGGCGGGATGCCTTTGGACCAGAGGTCCGCCATCTCGATTACCCCAAAGGGTTCGCCGCCGATCCACTCAAGAGGACACGTCACGAGTTCAAACCATCCCCGGCCCTGGCATTCGGGGCACGGCGTTTCGCCTTCAACTGCTTCATGGCCTCCGCAGGCCGCGCACTCGAACCGGGCCTCCTGGCCCGGCCCCGGGGCGCTCAGGCACCGTCCGCCCGAGTCTCGGCCTGCGGCGCCGCAGGCCCCGCAGACGGCCCCGGATTGCCAGGCGCAGGCGACTCGGATGCGTTTTTTTCAGCCCCCCCGAGGCTCGTGCCGATGCGAAGCGCGGCCGCTACCTCCCATATCTCGCGGTCCGAGAGGACCAGGTCCAACCCGCCGGCCTCGAACGGCACGTCCTTCCCATCCCGCCGCATGGCCTCCCAGCCGACCAGTTTGGAGTTGACGAGACCCCAGATTTCGTCCATGTGGGTGTCGAATGTTTCCGGTGGGAGGCCCCTGAACGATTCGATGTCCCGGTCGCACAGGGCATCCAACCGTTTCCGTTCCCGGTGCGTCAGGTGCCGGAACACAAACCGCGGCTGCTCGGTCGGCGGTTTGGCCTGATCGGATGCGAGGACCACGGCGAACGTCTCGGACGGTTCCAGGGCAATCGGCATGGATTCTCCTTTGTGCGAGGCACAACCGTCATCTCCCGCCTTAAGCCTCCAGCCTTAAGCCTTCCGTTAACCGATCGTGATCGAAAGTTCGTCGTCGCCGGCCGACGCGGACCGGTTGAGCTGGAACTCCAGGGGGTTGATGGCGATGCCGTTGCGGTCGTCGTCATCCGCCTTCGTCCACTGCAACTTGGGCGCGGCGAAGGCGACGTGGTTGCCGGTCGGTCCGAGAGTCAGCGCCAGGGCCGCCTCGGTGCGGGCCAGCCAGTCGCCGTAGACGTCCTTGGTCGCCACCAGGGAGGCCTCGGGGTTCAGCGTCCCTTTCATCTTGCGGCCGGTGATGACGGCGCTGATGTAGCCGCTGGCGTTGGCGGCGTCCTCTCGCAGCACGACGTCGTTGCCGAGGTCCAGCGTCAATTCCGCCGCCTTCGGCGACCAGGCCCCGATGGCGAGCGACGAGGAGACGAACCGCAGGGGGCTCGTCGTCGGATACGTCGGAGCCAGGAGGGCGACGTCGGTCGGGGCGGACCAGACGCCCTTAAAGGTCCACTCGATGCGGACGGGTTTGCCCGCGACGAATTTGAAGACGGCGTTGCCGGCACAACCCCGAAGGATCTTCAGGACGCCATCCTGGTAGAGGCCGATCGTCAGGGTCTTGACGTTGGTGCCGGGCCCCTCGCTGTGCGGCGTATAGACGTGGGCGCTCCCCACCATGCCGCAGGCCGGCAGGAGCGTCGCCGCCCAGAACGGATCGGCGGCGCCGCCGTGCAACTCGGTCTGGAAGCTGATCTGGCCGCCATAAGCGCCCAGGGCGGAGGCGAGGGGCGAGAAGGATCCCTGGCCCTGGCGTTCCTCGTTCGAGATGTCGGGGGACATCTTCGGATCGAAGACGTTCAGGGCGGCGTCGGCCGCCGCGAGCGTTTCGGCCGTGCCGACGGTGGACTCGATCTTGGCCGCCAGGATGCGGCGACGGGCGAGCAGGACACTCATATCAACCTCCTTGCGTGTAGGGATCGTTCTCGAGCGTGCGGTAGTGAATTTCCACGTTGACCGTCACGCCCTCAAAAGATCGGTTGGGTTTGAAAATCCAGGATTCCGGCGGCCGCACGATCGCGTCAGTGGCCAGGCCGCCGAGAGTCGGATTGGCTCGGATGGCCTTTTCGACGTCGGAGCGGAAGCGATTGAGGCGGGTATCGAGCGCCGTGGTGTCCGCATCGCTGATCTGGAGGAAGCAATGGATGCGGAACGGCTGGAGCCACATCTTCAGTCCGCCCGCCCCCGATTCCAGTTCCCCGTCCTCTTCCGGGTCGTCCTGCATGAGGGCGATGCCGGAATCGGCCGCGGCATGGTCCTCGAGGCGGCGTGGACGCACCACGCCGGAGACCGTCGTCCGGTACCCGGCGGCGACGGTGATCGCGGCCAGGACCGCGACCAGGGCCGCGGCGATCTGTTCGACGAGGGGTTCGGGCGGAGGCGTGGTGGGGCTCATGCCGCGATCCTCGATTCCAGGGCGGACCGGCCGCCCGTCTGCTGGAGAAGCACGCGAACTTGATTATCGAGTTCGGTATCCAGGCGGGCGCTGGACTCAGCCATCAGGCGTTCGGCGAGACCGGTGATGCCGGTGAAGAGTTGCATCGGCGACGGTCCGAACATTTCCTCGATGGGCAGGCGTTTCGAGCCGGTCCGGATAAAGACGCCTTCGTGCCCCGACCGCGGCATCGTCACGATGAAGGCATGCTCGGCTAGAAGCCGGCCCTGCTTCGAGCCGGCGTAGTCGAGCGCTGATTCGGCTCCTGCCGGCAGCCGAAACGTGACGCCCTTGGCACCCTGACGGGCGCCGAACCAGATGAGGGGCATCCGTTTATTCCAGATGTGGATGATCGCACACAGGGTTTTGTAATTGGCTTTTCGCAGCCGGACCGCTTTTCGGACATCCTTACGTTTGAGGCCCGACGCGCCAACGATCAGGTCGAGGATGCGGGTAAAGGCCCAGGTGGCGGTCTTATTGACCGCGCGTGTGAGGACCTTCGGAAGACCCTGCGAAATCCCGGAGAGGGCCTGCTGGAGTTCGGCTAACTTGGCCTCGTCCACTTTAACCGTAAAGTCAACCATCAACGAACCTCCAGCCGCAGTATGCCGGCGTCCTGTTGGACGATGCGAACGATGCTCTTGGTCACGGCCGCCTCGCCGAGGCGGACCGGCACGTCCACCTGGTCGCCGCCGGTGTCGACCTCGGCGGAGGAGATCCCCGCGGAGGCGCTGTTGCGGACCACCAGGTGGATCGTCGGAACCGAGAAACCGTCCGCCTCCATGAGAAAGGCCGGCGGATTACGGTCCACGATCGCCTGGATGGTGCGCGGCGCCGGCGCCGGGACCGCCAGCGTCGGCCGGGGCTTGTAGATCACGGCCTCGGCGAAATCCGTGAGGAACAGAGCCGCGTCGGCCGCCAGATCAAGCGTCATGGCCGATCCTCCGAACCCTGATGCCGTCGCGGGCAAAGAGCGTCGTCAGGTCCTGCCACAGAGACTGCTCGCGTGCCCACCGCTCCTCGCCTCGGGTGCTGTTGGGATCGGCCTTGCCGTCCCAGTCCACCAGACCTGACCAATCAACTCCATAGGCGTCGATCTCGACGGCGCCCTGCCGGCGGGCGAGGACCAGGGCCGCCGTGCCGCTGAAACTGTCCCAGAGGAGCGGCGTGGGATGTTCGGCGCCGTCCGGTTGCCACTCGTGCGGCAACCAGGAGTACTCGACAGGGACAAACGGCAACTGTCGCGCCTCGGGATAGCGGGAACATCTCTCAACGTGCTGATCGCCCCACGACACCAGGACCGGCAGCCGTTCAGGGGGCCAGGAAGGCCGCTGCATGACCTCGCGGGCGAGGCGGAAGGCCTCGGCGTCCAGCATGACCCAGAAATCGGCGGGGAAGGCGAGGACGGCCCTGTTGACCGCCAGGACCTGGTCATATTGAGCGGCGCGGCCCTCGAAGAGGGGGAGGCTCGGACCCGGACATAACAGGGCGACTTTCATGGAGCGGCCTCGTTTTCATTGTGCGAGAAGAACGATAAGGCGGCTTGGCGTCATTCCGCTGCGCCTCTGTCGCCCGTTGCTTCTCTTTCGCCCCGCTCGCCTCGGGCCCCATCATGCCCTTGACCGCGAAGAAATCCTGTCAGGTCGGACACGGCCTGGGCCACGCGGTCCAGTTTGGTGTCAATCCCCGTCATCACGCTGTTATGCACCGAGCAGGGGTTGCCGGCCGTGAGAGTCAGGCGCTCGGAGAGCCTGGCGTTCTCCCGGCCCTGGTTATAGGCCAGCCACGAGAGCGCCACGCACCAAGGCACGAGGAACGTGATGACGACCAGTTGGATGATCTCGACGGTGGTCATGGTGCACCCTTCCTATCAGCGGCAGCAGACTCCGCGCTTGGTGATCCATAGGACCGCGCCCGGGGACCGCCCCTTGGGTCCCCGGGTCGCGGCATTCGGACGTTGGTCAGGCGGCGCAGGCGCAGTTTCCGTTGATGAGGACGTTGGCGGTCGCGGCGGCGGAGGCCTTCGACCCCACGGCGATGCCGGCCTTGTTGTGACCGGTGGCCACGGTGGTCAGCTTGGAGCCGGAAGCGTCCCAGTACAGCTGGACGGCGTCGTTCCAGGCTATGCCGATCGTGGCGGCCAGCACATGGACGCCGGCCCGATCGACAGGACCGGTGCCGAGGGCAGCGATGTCCGCCACCACGACACCAATCTCGATACCGCGGACGACCACGTCGCCGGCGGAGTTGCCGCCGCTCGAGTAATAATCGACGCGGGCGCCGGACTGCACAAAGGTATTGCTCATGACTTCCTCCTTGAAAAGTTTCTCGTTCGAGGGGGCATCCGTTCGCGGAGGCCCGGGCGAGGGCCGCTCGCGCGGCCCCCGCCTATTGGCACGGGTCCGGTCCGGCTTTAGCCGAGACGCGGGTCGACGACCATCGTCAAGCCGTAGAACGGGTTCTTGGCCATGACGTTCTTCGCCGGATCGAACTGGGATCCGGTGAGCTGCTCCATTTCGGTCTCGCCGTCGGAGCCGCAGAGAACGAAGCGCGGCGAGAGGTTGAGGCGGGCCTTGCCCTTCGGGCCCAGCTGGGAGCGCATCAGTTTGCGGGCCGCACCCAGGGCGGTCACGGTGATCGAGCCGGCCTTGTCGCAGACCAGGCCGCGGAAATCGATGGCCTTGGCGGCGCAGGTGTGCTCGACCTTGATCTTCAGACTGGAGGTGTCAAAGTCGATCTCGTCGGTCACCAGCGGGCCGTTGCGGCCCTCGAGGAAGCAGACCTCGACGGTGTCGATTTCGGCCGGGTCGGCGGCCAGGTAATAGATCTTGGACGAGCCGGACCCAACGAGGTTGTTGTGCGTCGCGTAGAAGAGCGCGATGTTATCCGCCAGGGCCGTGTTGGCCGTGAGCGGCGCATAGGCGACGTCATCCTCGAGGCGGCGGCAGGCCGACATCTCGGCGATCGGAAGCCGCGAAAGGAAGTTGACGTCGTCGTTGATGATGACGCGCTGGGTGATGAGGATGCCGCCCGCGTAATCCTCGAGGGCATAGACCTCCTTGCCGTCCCCGAAGGTGACGAACTTGATTTCGCCGCCTTCCTTGCGAACCACCAGGCTCGGCATCTCAGAGAGAGCGACCCGCGAGATCGTCCGGTAGTCCGGGGCGGTCGCGCGGCGGGCCCAGACCGTCCACGAAGGCGGCCGTTCGACGTAGCCGAGCCGCAGCGTCCGGTTGACCGTGGAGGCGAGGATCGAGGGGAAGTCGCTGGTCGACTGGACCCCGAGGGCCTCGCCGAACCGGCGGCGGAGGTAGGAGGAAGAAACCATGCATCGGGCGATCTCGTCCTTCGAGAGGGCGCCGACACCGGGGACGTTCAGGGCCTGGAGGTAGGCCCGGCCGATTTCGATCAGGCTTCGGCCTGAGAAGTCGCGGCTCCGCTCGTGGGCGGGGCGGACCTTCGCCTTGCCGGCGGACGCCATTACGATGTCGCCACGGGCATCGGTCTCCGAAATCGCGACGCCGGCCTTGACGCAGAGGGCGTCGCCGATCGCCACCGCGAGGGTGTCGCGGTTGAGGTCGGAGCCGACGGTGACGCGACCTTCGCCGATGGCCACCGGCTGGTGGGCCTGGGCGTATTTCTTGAGCGCCTGGGCATTGGCCTCGGCGAGGGAGAAGCCGCCGTTGACCATCTGGTCGGCGAAGGAGGCATCGAGGCCGAGCATGGCAACCATGCCGCGGATCTCGGCGATCCGGGTCCGTTCGGCGAGCGTGGCGGCGGCGGACAGATCCACCGGGGACGGAATGACCGCTGCCGGCGCCGAAGCGGCGGGTGCAGGCGTGACGGCCGCCGCCGGCGTGGCCGGCGTCAGAAGGGCATCGGCGATGTCCTTCTGGTCGGTCGTGAGGGCCGCCAGGAAGGTCATCGCCTGGGCATCGGACGCGTCGGCCTTCAGGCCGACGCTCACCAGGTACTTCTTCAATCTCGGGTTCATGAGTCGCTCTCCTTCTTGGGCCGCGGCCTGCCCTGAGCCTGCCGAAAGGGCGGCCGTGGCGGTTGCGGCGTTTGCCTGGCGAAAGTTCATGGACGGGGCGCGGCCGGCCAGTTCAGCCACCGCCTCGTCGAGTGTCTTGATGCCGTCAATGAGACCGACGTCCTGGGCATGGACGCCGACGTGGACGCGGCCATCGGCCATCGCGAGGGCCTTCTCCGTGGTCCAGCCTCGGCCGCGGGCGACGGCGGCGATGAACGTCTCGGCCAGCTGGTTGATGCGGCGTTGCATCTCGGCGAGTTGCGGCTCGGTGACGACCGTGCCGGCTTCCCCCGCGCCCTTCATCTCGCCGGCCTTGACGATGTTGATTTTCACGCCTTCCATCTCAGCCATCTTCGAGAAATCCGGCACGACGCAGTAGACGCCGATCGAACCGACGACCGCGGCCCGGTTGGCATAGATCTTCGAGGCCTGAGAGGCGAGGTAATAGGCGCCGCTCGCGCCCATGTCCTGGATGATGGCGACGACGGGCTTCACTTGGCGGGCGCGATAGACGGCGTCGGCCGCCTCGGCCGTGCCGGCGACGGTGCCGCCCGGCGAATCAATGGCCAGGACAATCGCCTTGACGCTAGAGTCAGTCGCAGCGTCATTGATTTGTTTCTCGATCTGCGGAAGCGAGGCCGGGCCGGCGCCCATGAAGAGCGCGCCCCAGTCCAAGGTCTTCACGAGGACGCCGGAGGCCCGGATGATCGCGACACCGTCAACAACCTGCGTCTTCGGGGCTTCCACCTTCGGTCCGAAGGACACCGCGGCCCGGGCCTGAAGTTCAGCGACCTGGACGGCCGTCAGACCTCGCAGACGCAGAGCCAGGGGCGAAAGGTATTCCGCCAGAATGGCCAGGATCAAGGGGTCCATGTCAGGTCTCCCTCACGGCGGCCGCCAGGATTTCCGTCGCCAGGCGGTCGGTGGACGTCTCGGGCGCTTGCGCCGATCGCGGCGCCGGCGACTTGTCGGTCTCTCCCGGCTGCGGCCGCGGCTCGGCCGGGTTGATGGCCGGGGCGGACCGGTTGCCCGGCCGACCGTCCGGCAGCGGCACCTGGAGTTCGTCGGCGTCATCCAGTTGCTCGGCGATCCGCCGGAGGCCGTCGCGCCAGACTTCGCCGTTCCGCTGCCAGATTGATTCGCGATCGTCGAAGCGATAATCGATGTTGATCTTGTCGGCCGCGGCCTGCTTGGCCTCATCGATCGGCGGCTTGGCCGGCGGCTGCCACTCGAACCGCTCGTAGTTCCTCCGGGCCTTGGCATCGCTGAAATACTCGGGCGCCTCGACGCGGCCCTCGAGGATCGCCAGGCGGACGAACGTCACCCAGATCTCCCGCAGGATCAGGTCCATCAGGAGATACTGCAGCGGGTCGGTCTCGCGATCGCGCTCGGCGATTCCCTGGCGCTGACCGCCATACGTGTTGCCTGAGAAATCCCTCGAGACGGTCGGGCCATCGAGGCCGCTGCCGGCGGCGATGCGATTGGTGCTCATCCGCATGAACGGCTCATACTGCGCGCCCGGCCGCTGGGGATTGAGCAGCGTGACCTTCTCGTCGAGGATCATCCCCGGTTCCATCGTCATCGTCGGATTCTGCCGGGAGTCCTTGCCGGCGTTGGTGCCCGGGAGCGCGGGCATCATGCCGCCCAGGCCGGCGCCGGACGCGGGGTCGTTCGGGTCGCGGCAGAGGCCGATGCAGGCCTCCATCCGCTTGGCGACGATCTCGTATTCCTCGTAATATTGAAGGTTCCACATGCGTGAGAGCACCGACTGCATCCGCGAATAGGCCCGCGTCTGGCGGACGCGGCGTTGGCGCATCAGGCAGTGGACCCGCTCCGCCGGCACGCGCTCGGACGGCGACTGAAGGCGGAAGGCGTCCATCGGCGTGCCCTTCAGCCAGACCCAGTAGGCCACCGGGGCATTGAAGGCGTCCACCTCGACGCCGCCGCGGATCTCGTTGCCGGTGTCGCCGTTCCACTGCCGCGTATTGTCGAGCTGCTCGGCCTCGAACAGTTGGACTGAAAGGCCCAGTTCGCCGTCCGCTCGGGGCTGATAGTTCAGGATGGCGAAGGCCGCGCCGACGGTAACCATCTCGTCGGTCATCAGGCCCTGGATCTCGATCAGGCTCTTCTTCCGTTCCTGGTCGCAGAGTCGGGCGCTCCCGGCCCAGTGGTTCCACTCCTCGTCAAGCGCGCGGTTGAAATCGTCGAGACGGCCGCCTTCGGAATCGCGGGCCGAAGCGCGGAGGCGGATGCCGGTGCCGACGACGTGCCGGCGGTACCCGCTCACGATGGAGTCGCCCAGCGGATCGTTGGCGGCGACCTGGCGGGCCCGGGCGCTGGAGACCGGGATGTCGGAGAGAAACGCCTGGTCGGCCGATCGGGTGGACGTCGCCCGATCGGCCGTCGTGCGCGACCGTTCCGCGCTCGAGAGATAACTCATCGTCTCACCGCGGATCGTGGCGGCCTGGATGCGGAGGCGGGCCTGGCCGCGGCGGGCGGCCCAGCCGGGAAAGAGCGGCGCGAGCGCGCCATCGGTAAATCGGCCGACGGCCTGACCGGCACGGGCGAGATGGCTGATCTTCTGTCGCTCGTTCATCCGGGACTCGCAAAGGTGACGCCCGACGCCCCGCCGCCGGCAGCGCGGGCGATCCGGTTTTCAAGCAGACGGACCTGGCCCCAAAGTTCATCGATGAGTTTGAGTTTGGTGACGGTTCGGCCAGCAATGGAGTACGACTGGACGCTGCTGGCAGTGATGGCATCGATTTGCAAGCGCGTCTGCTCGAGGAGCTGGGCGTCCGTCATGGCCATGATGCCGCCCATAGTGGGTGAGCCTCGGACCGGGCACAAGAGGCGGGTTTACAGCACCTGTAAACAACCCACCGGATTAGCAGGAATGCTCACCTTTTGCCCTTGCATTCGCTCCAAATCCATGCCCTGATCTACATGGAATTAGGAGATACCATGTTGACGCTCAAACAAAGGCAAGAGCGGGCCGCACGTCGCGCCGCGAGGATCGCGGCGAAGCACGAAGCCATCCGGCAAGCGGCCTGCCAAAACAAGGAAGGAAGCACGATCATGCAGAAGAAAGCGAAGGTAGCAGGCACGAGGAAGGCCGCCACGACGCCCACGGCGGCCCACGGGGCGGCCGGGAAGCCGCTGGCGGCCAAGGAGGCCAAGGGGGCGAAACCGGCGGCGTCTGCCCTGGCTGAGGACAAACTGAGTCCCGGTGCCAGGGCCGACCTGGTCAAGGTCCGCGAGGCGGCTGCGAAGCCCGACCCGGCGCTCGACAAGGCCCTGGCCGACGCCGGCAAGGCGAAGGCCGCCAAGTCGGCCCAGGCCAAGGGGCCGAAGAAGCCGAGCCTCCTGGACCTGGCCGCTGAGGTCCTGGCGAAGGCCGGGAAGCCCATGGGGTGCAAGGAGATCGTCGAGCAGGTCCTCCTTACTGCTATGCCGGCCACGTCCAACAGGCGGCCTTACAGCTGCTGTAAAGGACCGGTTGTCCGAAAAATGACCTTGTCCGTCCTGCCACAATGGCATTTGACGTAGCGGATGCGCCCCTGGGTGCTGGTCACGTGCCAGTCGGGATCGCCGCAGCCGCAGGGTTTCTCGGCCAGGGCGGAAGCCAGGGCGGAAGCCAGGGCAGCCCGCTCGCGGCGGGCGATCGAGGCAGGGCGGATGTGATCGGCCAAGCTCATCGGCCGAAAGGCGTGAGATGCCACGGTTTTCTCCTTATTCAGGACACAAATGGCGCGTAGTGGTCGGCGTCGGCGCCGAGCCAGATCCGGAGTCGTGCGAGATCAGGGGCGTCCTCCATTCCAGGGAAGTCCGGCCTGTGACCTGAACCGATTCCGGCCCGCCCCGGCATCCCCTTGATCCCGACCGCGAGCGGGTGGTCATCGGGCGTCGTAAAGATCCGTCGGTTGCCGCGCCAGGTTTGCCAGAGTGTCATGTCAACGAACGGGGTTTTCGACTGGTCCAGGATGGAGGCGAAGAACGCGACCGCCTGAAGCGTCACTCCGGTCTGGCACAGGCTCGCGTGGCCGGCGTTGTGCATATAGGCCCATCGCCTCGTCTTGAGGTTGTAATAGTGAGGGTTGCCCTCTCCCACCAGCGGATCGGCGTCGAGCAAGCGCGACATAGTCGCCAGGTATTCCGGGCCGTACCAGTCATCGTCCTCGATGAACAGAATCTTTGACCCGCGGATCGGAAGCAAGAGTGCGAGGCGCAGGTTCCTAACCAGCGTGTGACCCTCGCCCGGCTCCGGCAGGCGCCGGACGTGTTCCTGGTTGAGCGTGGTGAGCGTCGGCGCCGCGCCGTCGTCCACGACGATCCATTGCGCCACGTCGAGCCACGCCGTCTGCCGCCTCATCCACCGCTCACAGAGCGCGAACGCCTGGGCCCGGTCGCCGGTGGGCGTGATGAGCGTCAAGGTCGCCTCGGCGGAGGCGGGGCGCGGGGAATCAGCCAGGCTCATCGGCCGAAAGGCGTGGGACGCCATGGGTCTCTCCTTTCCCGGGTAGACTTGGGGGCTTCGGCGGCGCGGCGGGCCTCCTCGAGCTGGGCGGCGCGGAACTGCTCGTATTGTTCGAGCGTCGGCAGCAGGTTGACCTGGGCCATGTAGGCGGCGGCCGCCTGGTAGACCTCGCAGTCCCAGAGGTCGATGCGGGAACCTTCCTGCTTGGGTTTCCAGACCTCCTTCATCGCGGCGCCGCGACCTTCGACGACCTTGGCCACGCCGGCCAGGTGATGGTTGTATTCCGGGTCGTCGCGCTGGTTCAGGAACCAGATCTCCGGCCGCTTGTCGTCGGCCGTCGTGCCCTGTGAGGCCTGGGAGGCCAGGACATCGGCGAAGTGGCCGGTGTCGAGATAGGTCAGGGGGATGTGCCGTCGGCCTGCGGCGGGGTTTTTATGGGTCGGCTCGTCATCGAGCCAGCCCTTGCCCCGCCAAATGAACATCCCCGGCCGCGGCTGCGAGGCGCCTTTGATGGCGCGGACGCGGAGTTGCCGCGGCAGCGTCCACGTGTAGACCTGCATCGTTCGGGAGGCGCGATCCCCCTCGAGCCGGGTGCCGCCCGAATCAATCAGGACCAGTTCGGCTACCAGCGGAGCATAGGGCGGTTGACCGGTGGCCGGGTCCGGGGCGAACGACCACGCCTGGCCGAAGCAGATCCGGTCGAGCTCCTCGAACGTCTCGACTCGGCCGTGCCAGATGCGGGCCGATCGCATCTCGGGGCCCCAGGCGCGGACGACGATCCAGAAATGATCGTGCTGCGTGTCGATCGTGATGAGCACCTTCGCCGTCCAGGGCGGCAGCAGGCCCTCGAGGAGCGGCGAGCGACGGCTCTTCTCGCTGTAGAAGTCGGCGTCGGTCCGGGCCACCTGGAGTTCGAACGGGGCACCCAGCGTCTGCGTGTGGAAGTCCATCGTCTTCGCGAGGTCCCCCTCGGCCCGCAGGAACTCGGCGACGATGTCGCCCCAGGAAATCCACCGGACATAGAAGGGATCGATCTGGAGGCCCAGGCGGGTCCCGGCCGGCCACACAGGGACGGCCTCGGCGTCCTGGATGCAGCCGTCGGCGCCGAGCCACGGCGGCAGGGTGCCGTCAACCACGGCGTTCCAGGATATCGGGGCCCCCGAAACCCAGCGGCCGCGGCGAGCCATCTCGTGCTTAGCCGACTCGTCGATCGTCTTGCCGCAGACGGCACACTCGTACCAGACGGCGCCGGGCTCGCGGAGGACCAGGGCGGCCGCGGCGATCTTGTCCTTGCCGCGGGCCTTGGGGAGTTTCTGCCATTTCAGGCGGCCGAAGACGAGCCGCTGAAACTTCCCGCAATGCGGGCAGGGCACGTGGTAGGTCAGGATCATGTCGGAGGCCTCCACGAGCTGCGTGATTCGGCCGTAGCGATGCGTCGGCGTCGAGGAGTTGATCTGGCAGCGGCGGTCGCCGAAGGTCCGCAGGCGTTTCTCGGTCAGCGTGACGGCATCGGCCTCCACGCCGCTCCATTGGCGGAACTTATTGACCTCGTCGCACATGACCAGCCGCATGGGGTCCGACGCCGTCGAGGAAGGCGAGCCGGACCACATGAGATGCAACGTGAACCCGTTGTTGAGGCGGATCTGCCCCTTCTTCATTTCGTGGGCCTTGGCCGGCAGTAGATGTTTCAGCCGCGACGTCTGGCGAAAGAGCGGGAGCACGCGGTTCTCGACGATCTGCCGGCCCTTCTCGCGATCGGGCAGGGCCAGGCCGACGGGGTCAGGCTCGCAATCCGCCAGGAATCCCATCAGATTTCGCAGGGCCTCGGAGACGCCGGCCTGGGCCGGCTTCTGCACGTTGGCCTGGACGACGCCTGGCGTGACAGGCAGATCCATGATCGCCCGGAGGTATGGCGCGTTGTCGTTCGACCAGGGGCCTTCGATTGAAGACTGGCCGCGCGGGAGCGATCGATAGAGTTCCGCCCATTGTGACGGTTTGATTTCCGGCGGCGGCGGCCAGGCCTGACGCTCTTCGGCATCCCACAGATCGATCTCGGGGGGTGTGGCCACGGCTGTCATGGGGCGGTGCCCTCCGAGGCCTCGGCCACCTCAGCGAGGTCGCCGGCATAGGTGCGACAGAGCGAGGCAAACCGCTGCTTCAGGATGCGGGAGATATCGAGGCGAGGCTTACCCTCGAGGGCGGGCGGCAGCATCCGCGCCACGTCGAAGAGATTGGCCTTGAGCGTGTGAATTTGGCGGAGGCGACGCTCGCGGCAGTTGGCGACGTCGTGAAGTTTGTTCGCGCGCTCGTCGCGAGCAGTGCGGGCGGCCATCACTTTCTCGATCAGCAGCTGGACCTCGGCCTGCAGTTTGAGCTTTATCAAGTCGCCCAGTGCATGCGGTTGGCCGTCCAGGACTTTCTTCTTGGCCTCCTCCCAGGCGCCGGCGGGGTTCGGCGAGAGGACGAGTTCGGACCAAGCCTTGACCTTGGCCACGTGCCAGGGCGGCATGCGAGGGAAAGGCCAATCAGGGCGTTGCAGCCATGCGCTGACCGTGGAGACCGATCGATTGACGCGGCGGGCTAATTCGCGGAGGGACTTGGCGTTCTCTGGGAGCGTCTTGGCGACCTTATGCGGACGTTTCTTGATATGTGATGCCACACGTTAGCGCCTGGCGCCGATTGCTCAGCCTTCGCCCGTTCGCCTGTTCGCCCCTAAAATGCCAATCCAGATTTCTGCGAAGCGCGGGCCTCGGTATACCCGCTTCTTCGCCATCCCCTGGCAGGACCCCTAGCCGGACGGGAGGCGATCAGACACGAATGACCCCTGCGGACCCCGTGGCGACGAGCGTCCCGGCCTGCCCGAGGATGGTCACTCCCAGGAGGATGTCTCCCGCACGAGCGAGCACGGCAGCCTGGTCTATTTCCAACTGTTCAGCCGCCTCTCTCGATTCCGCCGCCGCGAAGTCATACGTGCCGGCCTGGCCGAGGATCGTCGTGTCGTCCTTGATCGAGGCTGCGGCGGCAAGCACCACACCCTGGTCGGTGACTAGTTGGCCGGCCGCCGCTGCTTCTTCGGCTGCTACGAAGTCGAACGTGCCGGCTTGGCCAAGTATGGTTGCATCATCTTTGATTGATGCCGCTGCCGCCAGGACAACGCCTTGGTCCGTCGACAACTGTTCGGCCTTGCTCGTCGCGGTGGTGGGGTAGGAGCCGGCCTTCGTCAAGATGGTATGCCCCGTGACGATGAACGTCTTCTGCGCATCCACGGCGGCCTGGTCGGCCGCCAGCTGTTCGGCCTTGCTCGTGGCCGTCGTCGGGTACGACCCGGCCTTCGTGAGGATGGTGGTGCCGATGACGATGTTCGCCTTCTCGGCGTCCACGGCGGCCTTGTCCGTCACGAGTTGCCCGGCTGCCGCTGCGGCTTCCGCTGCCGTGAAATCATAGAGGCCGGCCTGTCCGAGGATCGTCGCGTCGTCTTTGATGGACCCTGCCGCCGCGAGGACAACGCCCTGATCCGTCGCCAACTGAGCCGCCTGGCTCGTGGCCGTGGTGGGATAGGTCCCCGTGGTGGCGTCCACGTCCACTCCATCCTTGACGTCCGTGGCAGCCGGGATGTGGGCCGTGCCGGTCCGCGCCGCCGTGTCGTAGGAGGTGCCGTTACGCACGTCGGTTGCCGCGGGCGACACCATCGTGGAAGTCACCTTGTTCGTGCCGGTCATGGTGTACGCATTCGGCGCAAAGGTGCAGTTGAAAACAGCGTGCGCAACGGGATCATGCACGTCGATCACCGTCTCGGCCGGAGAACCGCCGGAGTTGAAGTCTATCGAGCCCCCGCCGAACGTCGTGTTCGCGGCGAGGAATACGGTCGCTCCAAAGTGACCCGCCTGGGCGTGGTCGGACGCAAACACCACCCCCGCACCGATGTGGATTTGAGCGGCGGCCAGCGACGGGTCCGACTCCGCCACCCTGCCAGCCCACGAGTGCTCGTTGAATCGGGCGTTCGCGCCCACCGTGCCACACTGCACGAACACATCGTCGTTGAAGACCGCGTTAGTCCCGATGATGCACGCGTCGCAGATTCGCACATTCCCTGCACCCGCCGCCGAGTTGCTGAACGTGGCGTAGTTGCCAACAGTAGTATGGCCGAGGATGGAGATATGCACGATGGCCGCGTCGGACGAGTCCCAGGAGAGGTAATCACCGATGGTTCCCTCCAGGAACGAATCGATGGCCGTCAGGTGATTCCCGATGACGCCGGTGGGCATGTTCCGCGAACCCAACATGCTCACGTGGTCGCCAAGCGTGCCGTAGTTGGTGCCTTCATACGTGAACACAACGGTCGCCCCGTTCAGGGCCACACCGCCCCAGCCTTGTTCTTTGGGGAAGTCCAGAAGGTACTTCGCAGGACGCCCCACCCTAAGTGTGCCGTCGGCCGCGATGGTGATGGCCGCTGTGATGGTGGGCGCCAAGGTGCCTTTATCACCGAATCCTGTGGAGTCGTAACCCGCAAGCGTCATCGTCGGAGCAGCGGTATCAGGAGGAATGGCACTCGCGGGTGACGCGGCACCTAAAACATACACATAGTCTCCGTCCGTCGGCGCTCTCCCTGCCTGCTGCGTATGAGCCGCGTCGGTCCACCAGTTGCCCGTGACCGTGTTCCAGTGGGCGTCCGCCCCGGATTTGTACCAATAGATATTCATGGCTTCACCGCCTCTTCCGACGCCGCCTGCGCAGCCGCGGCCACCTTGGTCACAATCAATTCCTTCGCCGTGGCCGTCTGCGTTGACCAGTCCGCCGTCGGACCGTCAACGAGGGCGCCACTCTGGAGCGCCTCCGCGATGGCCTCCGCCGCGACAGTCGTCTTCGCCTCGACGGTGTCCAGCGCCGCAGCCAGCCCGCCCTTTACGTGGGGGTGGGCCAGGTCCAGCGGGAGCAGCCCGTCCGCGATGTCCTCGGCCACGTCCACCAGGTCGGGCCGCGCCGCGCGAATCCCAACAGCCTCCCGCAGCCGCATGATGGCCTGGACCAGCGTAGCCACCATGACCCGATCCTCCGGCGCGACCTTCGCCAATTCGTCTTCAAATTTCATGCCTGCACTCCTGTTCCCACCGCGGCGCCCCCGCCACCTGAACGAGTCAGTCCTACCAGGCCGGCAGGCGTCCACCATCCGCCGCCAGAGTCGAGAGATCAATCAGCCATTGCAACATGCTCATTCCTTCCTTCTTGAGCCCGCGGCTAATCTCGCGTGTACCCAAGCCCCTTGAAGACGCCGAGCACTTCGCTCCACGTCGGAAACGGCCGGTCGAATTTTCGCTTGTAGGCGTCCATCGCCCGCACAAACTCCAGTTCCTCGAGCGTCAAGTTCCCGGCTTCAGCCCGCCGCCGGACGCTGCAGGCGTGTTCCCGAATCCGCCGCGTCCTGGTCGATGCCGGCCCTTCGCCGTTCTCGCCAAGCCGGGCATTGGTCATCTGCCTTTGGGGTTGACCATAGCATCGTGGTCGGGCAAGCACGCCTCAGGCCTTGACGGTGACGTAGACCTTGTCCGCCGCCGTGCCCAGGACGTACAGACCGCACGCGTCGGAGAACTCGATGAGATACCCCTTGTCGGCCGGGGCGATTTCGTAGGCCGACGGCGTCGCCGAGTATCCCACGACGACCGAGGCGGCATTGACGCCTCCGCCCACCGCGACCGTCTGAGGCTTGACGAAGACGTTCTTGACCGGCCGGGAGAGCACGAGCGCGACCGAGATGTTGGCCGAGTTGCCGATGCTCGTCAATTCGACGTATCCGCCCAGGCCGGAGGCATTGTCCGCCACGACCGCCTGGTGTCCGACGGCAGCCGCCGCCGTGTGACCGATCAGGGCCGTGCGCGCGGCGTCGGAATAGATCAGCACATGGCCCGTCGACGCGCCGTCGTCCACGGTCGAAAAATAGACCGTCCGGTCGACCGCACCCAGCCCCAGGATCTGCTCGTAATGGGCGAGGCGGTTCGAGGGGTCCGTTTCGACAGGCGCGAGGCCGAGCCGCTGGGCGTGGCCGGTCAGGACGAGGACGCCGAGCTCCGTGCCGACGGAGGGTGTTTTCAAGGCCGTTTCGAGAAGCGGGACGCCGTTCTCGTCCGCCTCCAGGTTTATCGAATGCAGATCCTGCCTGCTCATATCCAACCTCCTAAGAGTACACCCCGTCCTTCAGGCGGATCAGGCACCGGCCTGGCCGGCGGCCTTGTCATTCGGCGGCTTCATCGGACGCAAGGCCTCCTCGAAGCCGAGTGGATTCTTCCACCGCTCCTCGCGGAGTGCCTGGAGCGCCGCCTTGACGCAGGACGCCACGTCGTCGTTGTTGAGATTTGATGTGTAGGCGTCGCCGCCGGCCGTCAACTGGCCCGAGGCACACTGCAACCGGGCCGTGCGACGGACGAGCGTGCCGCTGCCCCAGGCGTCCACCAGCCGGGCCGGGCCGTGGCGGATCAGGCGATAGGTGTAGATCGCAGGCCGGGCCAGCACGAGGGCCAGTATGCCACCGCAAGCGAGCAGCCCCAGAAGGTAGAGGGTGGTCGTGGATTCGTTCACGGCTTGTCTCCTTCAGGGTTCGTTGGCGGCCTGGACCTTGTTCACGGCCGCCCTGGTCGCATCGTCGCCCTGGGCCGAGTCCTGGGCCTGACCGAAGAGGCGGACGACCGTGTCCTTAGCCTTCGCCACGTCCGGGTTCTTGGCGGCAACTTCGTTCAGGAGCGCCTGGAAGTTCACGCCGCCCTGGATCACCTGGGTCTGCCCTCGGTTCAGCACGCCGGTCTTCCACGCCCAGATGATGCCCACGACGAGGATCCCGCCGGCGGTGATGGCGATGGCCCATCCGATTTCGTTGGCCAGGCGATCCAGGCCGACGGCGAGGCCGGCCGATATCACGGCCGCGACCGCTCCGCCGATGCCCGCCTTGCCGAAACTCCAGACGATGGTCCCGGCCACGCAGATCCCCGCGGCAATCACGCACGCGCCCACGAGTCCCATCAATACCCAGTGCATCCCGCTGGCAGCGTTCTCCTCGGCCACCACGCGGCCTTGATGCTCCTGGTCAAAAGCCTCGGCGGCCGCGCGGGCCAGTTCCGGCGTCGGCGCATTCGCCTTGTCGGGGGCTACCGCTGCGAGAGCCGTGCGAATTTCACCGTCAGCCTGGACCAGTTTTCCGTTCTGCGTGGCCATCACCTTCACCTGGGCTTCGGCCGCCGTCAGTTTCGGGATGAGGTCGGTGCGGATCTGCTGGGCCACGGTCGCTATGCCTGCGAAGTACTGCTGGGCGGAAACGAGGTCCGGAAGGACCCGGTTATCGAGCACCGCCATGTAGGCCAGGAGGCGCTGCGCCAGCGCCGACTCCTGGGACGAGAGTTGCGGGACAACCGCCTTGACGCCCGCGCTCGTCTCCTGGACGCCCTGCTTGGCGGACTCGATCCGGGCCGTGCCCTGGTCGGAGTTTGCCGCGAGGGTCGTCGCGGCCGTGCCGGCGCCCTCGACGACAGGCCCCATCTGCGGAGTAGGCGCCGCCGTGATCGCGGGGTTCCCGGAGTGGCCTCGAAGGTTGCACCCCGCCAGGAGGACGACCGCCAGCAGCAGAGCGGTCAGCGTTTTCACAGTTCGCTCCTTAACTTGAGCACCCCGTTCTCGCTTTCGAGGATTCGGATCTTGGCGGCCAGCACCCTGTTCTTGCCTTCGAGGAGGATGACGTTCGTTTCGAGGTCCACGCGGCTCATCTTCGCCAGGCCCGCGTATTCGGCCCCGACAACCGCGTGCCGCTCACAGCCCGCCATCAAAGCGAGACTGAACGCAAGGCCAAGCCACAACGGGAGTAGAGATTTCATGCGGGGGCTATTATAGACCGGAGATTGGAGGCTGGACTTCGAAGGGGAGATCGGCCGGCCCGTCATGTCACGCCAGGTTAAGCCATGTCACGCCAGGTCACTGGCGCGCACGCTGGGCGCAGGGAAAAGGGGAAATTTTGCTTGACAGAGGGTTGTGGCGAACTACGGAACCGGAAGTTCCAGCCCCTGCCGGATCGCTTCGGCAAACTGTTCCTGGGTAATCGGTTCCCAGGGGACATAACTCGGATCGGCCACCAGCGCCAGCAATGCGCCGCTGGCTGGAGACGGCTTTTCGTCGAATACCAATTCGTCCAGTCCTATACCCAAACATTGAGCAATGCGTATAAGTTTGCTGGTTGGCGGATCAACGCGGCCGGTCGAATACGAGTCCAGCGAAGCCTTGTTGAAACCAAATTCTTCCGCAAATTCCCGCACACTCTGACCCCGAATCGCACGTATCTTTTGTGCCAGCCGCAGTTTACGCGATCCCGCCGAATGCATAAAAAATCTCCGCTTTTCTCTTGCACGTTGTAGCCACGCTCGATATGATGTGCAATGTAGACTACAACGGCGAGGGACAAATGGCTCAAGCATTACGATCTGAGGTTCAAGCCCCTGCCCCGGTCCTTCCATCCGCGTATCGCGTCCCTCGCCAGGCTCACGATCACGCCACGGGAGACCGGGGCCTTGTCAACTCGCGACCGGCCGACAAAGCCCCCGTTCGGGGCACAGTGCCGCTCCAGTCGCTTGTAGGATTCCGCGAAGTCCCTCGCCAAGGGTTAAGTATGCCCATTTTGCAGGCCTTGTCAAGCATGGCGGCCGTCCTCGTGGCGGCTGCGTTTCTGCCCGGCGCCGCGGCTACCCCTCCGGCGTCGGGCACTTTTACTTTGAGCGACGGCGCGAGTGCGCCGTCCGGTCCACCCCGGTGCGGTTCGACCCTCTCGGCCGCGCCGGGCATTACTTGTGAGCCCGACCGGGTCGGTCCCGGTCGGCGGTCCCCCCCCCGCGCCGCCCCAAGTCCGGCGCGGGGCTTGAACGCAACGCGGGGTAGTGCAACGGTAGCACGCCGGCTTCATTCGCCGGAGGTTGCAGGTTCGACCCCTGCCCCCGCTACCATTTTCAAGGTCACCGCCTATTGCCCCTGCCGCCTGTGTTGCGGCCCGTCGGCCTGCGGCGTCACGGCGAGCGGCAGCCGGGCGGATCATCGCCTCGTGGCAGCCCCGCGAAGCATCCCCTTCGGCACGGTCCTGGACATCCCCGGATACGGCCAGGTCCGCGTGGAGGATCGCGGCGGGGCGATCACCGAGGGGCGACTCGATGTATTCTTCCCGACCCACGCCGAGGCCCTGGCGTGGGGCATGAGGAACCTGGTGGTGAAGGAGGTCCAGCGGACATGATCGGTTTACTGACGAAATCCGGCCGCGCCTTCGGGCGCCTCGCCCGCGTGCTGCGGATGACCGAGGAGAAACTCGCCGCGGCCGACGCCCGGATCGAGGCGCTCGGGCGGGAGGCCGACAAAGACGCCCTGAAAAGCCACAGCACGATCCAGGGTCTTGAGTCGGCGATGCTTTCGGACCTCGACTTCGAATCCGAGGTTCTCCGCGCATCCGATCGTCTCGAAGCCTTGGCCGACGAGTTCAAGCGTCGCGGCCGGCCGTATCCGGCCACGCGACTGATCTGGACCGTCCGCCAGGTCCAGGACCTGGTCGGCTCCGAAACCGCCTGGCGGCGGAGTCACAAGCCCGAGCAGCCCGGCCGTCTCGACGCCGAGCATCCTGTCCTGGCCATCATCGGCCAGGGCGACAATCGAAGGGAGATTCGGGGATGAGCAAATGGTCGCCCACGACGGCAGGATGGACCACGGCGGAGATTCAGGCCTACCGCGACTCGACGCTGCGTCGGGCCTTGGATTGCCGCTCCTGCCGGCATCTCTCGAAGGCGCCGGACGGCGTGTCACTCAATCATGTCGGCGTTTGTCGCTTGGTGGAAGAGCCGCTGGCCGTTGCCGCCGGCCAGATCTGCGCCCTCGTTGAATTCATCGAGAATTGTTCGCCCGCGGAGGTCCCTCCTTCGTGATCCGAAACCCCACCAGACCGCCGCTGACGGACGCCGAGCGGATCCTCCTCGGCTACCTTCACCGGCATTGTCGGGGTCGCGGGCGGGCCATGCCTTACCGGCGCCTGCGGCGGGAACTCGCATTCCTGGGGACGGAGATCGGGGCCCGCGACATGTACAAGATCGTCCGGTCCATCGCCCTCAAAGGCCGCCCGATCGGGACCACCAGCCGCCGCGACCAGGCCGGGGCCTTCGTGTGGAACGAGGGGCGCGATACGGACCTCGCGGTCCAGAACCTGCGAGGCCGCCTCTTGAAGCAGCTCGTGCGGCTCAGGGTGACCAAGCGCGCCGCGGCCGAGTTTCTGGCCGGGCAACTGTACCTCGATCTCCAGGAGGCCGAGGCGGCTTACGAAGCGGCGCTGGAAAAGGCGGAAAGCCTGCCGGGACTGACCCCGGCGACCAAGGAGGGCTGATCGTGGCAACCATCGAAGATCGCGTGATCGCCATCGTGGCGGAGCAGAAGGGCGAGGACAAAGCCCAGATCACCCGCGAGACGTCGTTCGTCAAGGACCTCTGGGTTGACTCGCTCGACACCGTCGAACTCGTCATGGAGTTCGAGGACGAGTTCGACATCAACATCCCCGACGAGGACACCGAGAAGATCGAGACCGTCGGCCAGGCGATTGAGTACATCGAGAAACATCTATAACCGCAGATGCACGCAGATAAACGCGCCCAGAAAAGGAGAACGCATATGAAACTCGTGGTGCAGGAAGCGGAACCCCTCCTCTTTGAGGCGGGCGATGTGCTGGAGGCCGAGATCGTCCCGTCGTCCGGGACCGGCAGGGCGGTGCTCATCATCGACCGCAAGAAGAACTCGGCCCAGTGGATCACGCCGTCCCTGGCCATCAAGGAAGGCCTGGCCGTGACGGAGGCCTCCGAGCGCGAACTCGGAATGCTCCGGGCCGCCGGTTACCGGCTGCCGGTGGACCAGGCCGCGAAGAAGTAAACGCCGGCGCCCCGCCGGCGAACGAAAGGAAGTGTGCAGCATGAAGAGCAAGCGCGAAGTTCGGAAAGGTGCACTCGAGGAGTTCGTCGCCAAAGGAGCCGCTACTGCGGGCGGTTGGCCGACGTGGCTGGAGACGGTGCTCCTCGCGGCCAACAAGACCCAAGTCCAGGAGGCCCTCGACCGGCTCACTCCGGCCGACCTGGCGGCCCTCGACAAGGCCCACGTCGAGGCCCGAGGCGACTGGCGGCGAAAGATGATCGTGGACGCCCGCCGGCGGCTCGAACGGGAGAAGACCGCGGCCGCGAAGGCCGCGCCCGAACCGGCGGCCGCAGCGCCGACCGAGATCGGTCCGATCCAAACATCTCTGCCTCGCAAGTTCCTCCCTCTTGGTCTGATCGAGGTCCCCAAGGACAACCATCGCCTCGCGATGCCGGCCTCGGACCTGGAGGATCTCCAGGCGTCGCTGCGGACTTTGGGTCTACAGATGCCCATCCGCGTCGCCACCCGTGGCGGCGAGCCCGGAGCGGACGAGGCGCCTTACGTTCTCGTGTTCGGGTTCCGGCGCCTGGAGGCGGCCCGGGCCATCGGCTGGCAGGAGATATGGACGGAAGTATCGCCGCCCTTGTCGCCCCAGGAGGCCCATCGGCAGAGGGCGGTGGAGAACTGCCAGCGCCGAGACCTCGATCCGGTCGAGGAGGCGGTCGCTGTGGCCCGCCTGCTGGAGACCATTGTGGGCGTCAAGAGGGTGGGCACGGCCGAGACGGCCAACATGCCCACCAAGGCCATCGAAGAGGCGGCGGCGCTCCTCGGCAAACCCCCTGTCTGGGTCCGTGGCCGCATGATCCTTCTCCGTCTCGCACCGGCCGTCCGGGACCTGGTGGCGGCGCGGCGGTTGCCCCTGGCCTATGCCCAGGAGATCGCCCGCTTGGCTGATCCGGTCGCCCAGGCCCAGGTGGCCCGGGAGTTCGCGCTGAACACCGAGGGCGGATCGAAAGCCTGGAAGTCTGACGTCGGGACCTGCCGCGAGAAGGTGGCCGAGCAGCAGCGAAAACTCTCCGGCACGCGGTTCCGCCTGGACATGCCTTTCGCCGGCCACGAGGCCTGCGATGGATGCCCGCACAACTCGGCGGTGGCCACAGCCCTCTTCGCCGGCGTCTCCGCCAAAGACGCCCGCTGCCTGAACGGAAAGTGCTTCGACGACAAGGTCACGGCGGCCGAGAAGGGCATCGCCAGGGCGGTTGCGGACGCCCGCAAGAAGAAACTGCCGGCCACGGCGACGGAGGTTGCAACCGTAACGCCCCAGGGCATCAAGGCCGCCTCGGTGGCCCGCCAGTTCGCCAAGGAAACGGACGGCGGGAAGGCCAAACCCAAGGGCGCCCGGTCCAGTTACGTGCCCTTCACGGAGACGCCGGCGGGCAAGTTCGACGAGGCATTCCGGCGATGGCAGAAGGATGCCTCAAACGCCGTCCGGGGTGCGCTCAAGAAGGACAAGGTGGCCAGGGCCGTCCTCGGCCTGGCCGGTCCGTTCCTTCACCTTCAGACCTGGCGGTACCGCGACCAGAAAACGGCCCAGGCCGAAGCGGCGCGGGCGGGGCCGGTCCTGGACCGGCTCGTCCGCGGATCGCAGAAGGACCTCGATGTCCTGGCGCTGGAGGCAGGGGCGGCCAACGCCAAGCGTGCCGGCCAGGAGATCGCCGACTGGTCGTCGGCCGCCCTCGCGGCCCTGGCCAAGCGGCTCGGCGTTGAACTGAAGGACGCCCCGACGCTGGAACAGTTTCAGCCGAAGGCGGAAAAGCAGGCCGCCGCGAAACCATGATCAAACGAACTTCAATACGTTCGCGCATCTGTCGCAAGCGCGGGTTGTCGGCTTATCTCCATGCCGACCCACCTGACGATGACCTCGGCGAGGATGCCGAGGGCGTCGAAGATTCGGGGGGGGGGGCGACAGTGACCTACCCCGGCAAGTGCCCCGATTGCGGCGACACGCTCGGCGAAGGCGTCAACTGCCGCGTCTGCATGGCCGTCCGCCTCAAGCGCAACTCGCCAGGCTCGTCGCCGAGCGAGGTCGAGGAAATGATCCTCAAACTTCCAGGCCGCAGGCTGGGGGCGGGAGGTTGTTCCTCCAGCCTCAAGCCTCCGGTCTCAAACCCAAAGGAGAATCTCATGAAGTTCCCATGTCCGAACCCCCGCGCGAACCTGGACTGCGTCGGGACGTCCTCGAGGAAAGGTAAACTCTGCCGCTCCTGCGCCGGCATTGAACGCCGGAAGGACCCGGAGCGGCCTCGCGGCTGGGGCCGGGGCCAGGCCCTGGCGAAACCGCCCGCTGCGGCCGCAGTGCCGGCGCCGCCCACAACCCCACCGCCAACCGGGGCTGTCGTCAGCGACCTGGTGACGATCGGTCCGATGCCGCGTCACCTGGTGGACGTGATCCTTGTGGCCACGCGGGCCGTGATTACAGGCGCGAAGGTCGAGTCGCCCCAGGAGGCTTTCAACCTGGGCGAAGCGAGCGCCTACCTCGTAGCGGCGCTTAACTCGCGGAACTGACCTGCCGGCAGGCAGGTTGCACCACGTCGCATCAGGTAACGCGACGTCAAACGGAGTACCCAATGGACATCATCGTCACGACGCCGAAGTCGGAGATGGCCAATGCCGCCCGCGAGGCGGCCGACTGCATCGCCGCCGGTGGCGGGGAATACTTCCGGCGGTTCCATCCACGCCAAGCCCCCACGATCGGCGACGGCGACCGCGTCTACTACGTCGAGGACGGTTTTATCCGCGGTTTTGCCCTTGTGACGCAGGCCGAAGAACGTGCCCCCATGTGTTGCGACACGACCGGCGCACGCTGGCCGGCAGGGTTCTACATTTTCATGGACGCGGCCTCCTGGCAGTGGATCAGGCCGATCAAGGTGAAAGGGTTCCGGGGATTTCGCTACGCCGGGTCGGCGCTCGGTACGACGGCCAAACGCGACGCCATCCTCATGGGCGACCCGGCCCTGCGGTGGGTGGACGTCCTGGTCGTCGGCGGTTGGCTCGACCCGCGGCCGCGGTCCTGCCGCGTCTGCGGATGCACCGACCGTTTCGGTTGCCCGCCGCCCCGGGGTCCGTGTTCGTGGATCGAGCCGGACCTTTGCAGCGCCTGCCGGTAACGGCGACCGGAATTGACTTGCCAGGTTTCGCGTCCCTCGCCCCTGTGTGATCCAGGGGAAAGGCCAAGGAGGAGTGGATGCCATCACGCATTCCGCCGGATCGGCGGAAAAAAAAGGAGACTTAAAATGATCCACAAAGAGGTGCAAGTCACAGGGGATGTCGATTGGAAGCAGGGAGATACGTTTCCCGCGCTCACGAGCGTCGGCGGCTACCTCGACGCACCGGGGGCGGACGCCCAGGCGTTTCCCGCGCTCACGAGCGTCGGCGGCTACCTCGACG